TTTAACACTTCCATAGCACTTGCACTACTAACAGCAGAAGTTACAGCCGATCCATCGGTGTAAACCATCGCTGCACCTCCAGCGGGTACTGTTTGAGTATTAAATAAATTTGTTCCTGCTGCTGTACCGTTTCTTACTGAAACATCTACAGTGAGCGTATTATTTATAAGATAACTTTTTTCAACAGTAGGTAGAAGTAAGACATGACCTGCTGTTCCTGTTCCAACTAAGTTTAAACGAAAGTTTCTTCCAGCCTGCAAAGCATTTGAATCAGTTAATGTTACAGATGCAGTTGGTGCGTCATTGGCAAAAGTAACATCAGTTGTTCTTGCGATAGCTTCTTCAATAGCAGAAAGATTATTATTAGTTATAGTTCCCCATGCTCCAGAGTTTTCCCCTGTTCCCATGAGTTGAATTTTTAAATCTGGTGACGCTGACGAAGCCATAATGTTCTCCTATGCTGCTTCTATTATATCCCAATTGGGGGTTTGGTCTGTATCTACTTCCCCCCACACTAATGTTGTACCTGATGTTCCAAACCCTGAAACTCCTAATGTAATCTCTACCCTTGCATCTGCGTTAACAAGAAAGTCTCCTAATTCAAATGTTCCAGATAAACCTGTTATTAAAGCACTAGCATTTCCACTAACTGAAGGTGCTCCTAAAAATCCTGTTGCTGATACTCCGGTTACATCAACAAATTTACCAATAACCGTAGATACATTGCTTAAAGAAGCAGCGGCACTGGCTCCATCTACAGACACTTCTATTACTGGCGATCCATAGCCGTTTCTATTCCAAGTGCCAGAACCCCAGCCGATAAAGGATTCGCTAGAAGGCATTTTAAGCTATTCTAATAATTGCAGCTGCACTTGTTGCCGCAGGAAATACTATTGTAAAGTCACCTGCCGTTGACGTTTTAGCTCCGCCAAAATCAAGCACAGCAACAGCAGCATTAGTTAAAGTAGTTCCAGCATTATTAGATGTAAACGGAGTGTTGTTGTATATTAATGCTCCGTCTGAAGTTAGAGTAACATTTAAAAAAGTTAAATCGCCAAAATCTACAAAGCCTGATGTAGATCCTGACGTTACTCCAACCACTGTCAACGCAGAACCTGTAGCTACATAGTTAGTTCCTACACATTCGCCTGCCGTAACAAACCCAGTTGTAGAAGCATTTAATGTTGCTCCAGATGAATACAGAGCAAGTTTAAACGTACTAGCTGCACTTGTACCTGTTGGATGAAAATTGTGCATACTTAACATTACTTCTTGTTTAAATGAAGTACACATTGCTTGTGTAATTGCCATATCTAACTCCCTATTCGTCTAAAATTTTTATTAACTCAGGATGCCCTGCTTGCCTAAACTTGTGTGCTAATGTTGTGTTGTTACTGCTTATAGCTTCTTTCATGTAGTGAACTATAACTTTTCTAATATTTTCTTTAAACGCTTCAGCTTGTTCTCTGATAACAGGATGTGTTTGACTGCCAACAGATATAATTTTATCCACAGCTCTTTCAGATATTTCTTCTGGGGTAAAGCCTCTATTAGAAGTTGTGTAAACTTTTACGTTTCCACCTAATAACGCTGATGTGCTATTTCCTATCATTTGACTTCATACCTCGCTTGTTCTGTTCTATACATATCTTGTCTATTTTTACCTTCACTTAATTGTTTAAGTAACGATAAGCTCTCATTATACCGGGCTGTATAGTTTGCTAAAACATCAGGTTCTGCTTTCATAAAAGTAGCAGCTTCTAGTAAAGCCCCGTATAATAACAACGAATCAAAATTATCCCCAAGCCATGATGTGCCTGCGGCTACAATAGACTCTGGATAATAAAAGTAGTGCAACTCTGTTGAGTAGTTTTGATCTGGTGTTGGGCCTACTATATATGTATCATCATCAAACAAAGCATAATGTGTAGGAGTTGCTGTGTCTGTTGGAATTGGAAATGCTTCTCGAATAAAACTAACATCTTTATTTAAAAGATAACTATAAGCTCCTGTAGTAGGATCAATTACAGCTAAAGAAAAATTAGCCAACCAATCTGAAGGAGTTTTTAAATATTGATTGCTTGCTGTTAAAGACCCTAGTACATTCTTTCTAAGATTTAAAAGTTGAACAGAGTTAAACACACGTTGCTCAGTTTGTTCGATAAATGTATTAACTTGTTCAGTGCTGGTTAAAGAAATAGAATTACCAGCACTATCTGTAAAAGAAGTGTCAGGGAAATCGTTTTCACAATACCCTTTTATAGTTTCATAAAGAGTAGCGTAATTCATTATGCAAGCCTAGTTGAAGACTTATTACCTTTTGTAGCAGCCCCAGATCCCCGCGTTACAACTGTTTGCGTATTTGGTACGTTATTCGGATACCCGTCAACTTTAGGCACAGGAACTTGCTCTGGTTGTTTATAAGTATTAGTATCATTTTTCATATATTTCTCCTAAGAAATTTCTATTACTACGTTGCCTACACCTGTACTAGCAACTAAACTATTTGGTAATCCTAATTCTAAAGGATCTGCAAACCCTACGGGGTTAAATCCATACTGAAAGTTCCTAGACTTTGATGAAGGAAATCTAGTTAAATCAGGCCGCGGATTACGAACTGCTTGCGGATCTTCTACTGGATACAACCCTAATGATAACTGAGGTTGATCTTTTTCCCAACATATAGGACACACAAAAATATTTACTACATTATTTTTAATTGTTAAAGGTTTTAATTCTTTTAACTTATATCTAAATCCACATCTATCACATTCTGCAATAGTATGTCTACCGGAACTAAATCTGTTACTCATAATTAGGTAATAAACATTTGTCGTGGAACAAGTCTATCCGATGCTTTTTCACGATCTTCTCCTGCAGCAAGCTCCCATGTTTCATCATACATACTCTTTAATAAAGTTAAACGCTCCATACCATTAGGAACTTTTAATGCTAAGTAATAAGCAAGTCCTGCTGTTAAACATGGTAAAAATCTAAAAGGTACATCAAAACTTACAGCCCCGGTAGATGCGTCTTGGATTCTTCTCATTCTCCAATACACAAAAGTATAAAAACTACTTCGATCAGGTACAGGCCATACATTTATATTTGGAGCCTGTGTTCCTGTAGGACTAGTAGTTCCAGATTGTCTATCAATATAAACTTGAATTGGTCTACCTTGATTTAATTTTGATGGAATGCTTGCGTAAGTAGAAACACTTATTCTGGAAATTGTTAAATCTGACTGATTAGAAACACTACCATCATTTGTTCTAATAACATGTTCTAATAAATCAACAGTATCTACAGGCAAATCATATTGTCCTGTACCCGCTGTCAAAGATATAGACCCTTGTTCAACAGTCCATAAATTAATTCCTCTATTAGCCCAATCTGCAAATAATAAGTTTAAAGAACGCCTTGCGGTTTTTAAATCATATCCGGTGCGTAACTCAGAACCTGCACGTTCAAATGCTTCTTCAACAATTTCTGTTAAATTAAGATCAAAACTAGAAGTACCTGAAGTTGTCATTAAGATTTCCTATATGCTTTTGTTTTCTTTGCTATTTTTTTCGGTTGAGCCACATATTGTTTACCTTGTTTCTTACCTTTTCGCTTAGCTCTACTAGTTGCTCTATACTCTGCATCAGATAATGAGGCAATTGCTTTAGCTGGTAAGTACCTTTCGCCTGTAGCTTTTTTACCTTGTGTGCTAGGTTTTCCACTTTTTGTTTTCCATTTTTGTTTTGTCCAATTCTTTAAAGATTTTTGTGATTTAGCTAAAGCCATGTATTGTCCTATCTAATATCTTAGTTTCGCCAACCCTCCATTTACAAAAGGAGAAGCCATTGATGCAACGCTAGAAGGAGCAGAAGCAGTAGAAGGTGTATTATTAAATGTGGATTGTATAGGGGCAGGAGCAAGACTAATAGGAGTTTGATAAAACTGTTGCCCTGCAATAACAGGGGTAGGCCCTGCAATAACAGGGGTAGGAGCTAAGTTTATTGTAGCTGCTAACGGATCATTTAAAGGCATTCCGGTAGGTTGCATTCTAGGCTGTGGTGTAAAACCACTTAATGGTTGAATAGTTGAAGTCGCAGGACGATTTGCTATATTAATACCCGCTAATCCAGTTGTAAACGAATCTTGATTTAAGTTAATGTTTGAATTTAAAATGTTATTAAGTTCTGCTTCAGACGGAGCATACCCCATCTCTTGCTCAAACATTTCAGCAGCACGGTTTCCAAACTCTCCACCTGTAATAGCTGTTTGTCTAAACGTAGTCGCATCTTGAATAGCATCAGGATTTTCATCTCTGTAATACTTATACGCTTGTAAACTAGGATCTCGACCTAATACATTTTGAAATTGTTTTACAGTGTTATCACTTCCTAGTTCTGGAATAACTGATTCAAAATATTTTTGAGCTTCGCCTTCATCTAAAGTTGCACCAACAGCTTTTCGGGCTTTCATAAAATCCCCATACTCAGTTGGAGCTGCGCCAAAAACATCTTGATACGCTTGAAATGCCCCTGACTGTGCAGCATTAGGGTCTTGCATCATTCCTGTAAATAATTGTTGTCTTTCGTTTGCATCTATAGAATCTCCAAACTCTGCTTTATAGTACGCTATATCATCAGCGGTTGCGTCACGCCCTAATACATTTTGATAAATCTCTGTTAAGTTAGAGCCAAAATCAAAAGCATCAGGCACACTTCCATCGGACGCTCTTGTACCAGACATAGCTTGCTCTTCTGTTATCATGTTTCCTGTATCCGCATCACGGTAAACAGTTTCTGTTACCCCCATACCTAAAGGTTTTTCTTCTGTAGTGTATGTATTAGCAGGAGCAGAACTTTCAACAGGAGTAGTAGCAGGAGCAGAACTTTCAACAGGAGTAGTAGCAGGAGCAGAACTTTCAACAGGTGCTGCAGGAGCAGTATACCCGGGTACAGAAACCATTTCATTAGTTAACGAAGCAGCTTCTTGAGCGTCTAACTCCGAACCAAATCTATTAGCGTGATAATCTAATTCTCCTTGAGATGCAGGTCTACCATAGTTGTCAATATATAATTGATTAATTGCTTCGAGACTCATTAACTTTTATACCCCCCGCCAGATTTTTTGTAGGACGAGGCGAGTAACTGCGCTTTACGGGCTGACCACTGACCGGGGCGACCTCCCTTTCCACCAGCTTTTATCTGGTTGAATAAGCGTTTACGAAGGGTGGGCTTCGTGTAATTACCCGCCTCATTGACCTTTGATTTAGCTTTCTTTTTGACAGAGCCGCCGTTCTTAAGTTTCTTTAATTTAGATTCTTCAACGGCCCCCATCCCACGACTTGGCATCATGCTATCTGTTTCCCTTTAGTTTTTCCTTGTCTAGCTATACCATCTATACTCTTTTTCTTAGTGACTTTTTTCTTACCGCCAGCCATAGCCATTTTAGCTTTAGGTTTATTAACTCCACCACCTATAGCCATCTTAGCTTTAACAGGGCCACCGCCTACAGCCATTTTAGCTTTAACTTTACCGCCGCCCATCATTTTGCCTTTACCATCACCAACAAAAGTAGGTTTACCAGTAGCTGTATTCATAGGCATGCCGCCAGCTTTATATCCTTTTTTCATCATACCTCCGCCTGTCATTCCATTTTCTTTTTCATTCCCATACCTTTCATAACATTACTCCTTGTATAAATTATTAAAAGTTACTTCTGGATCTGTATAACTATCATCTTGTTCTGCACAGTGTGTCCATTGACTTGGTTTAAAATCTGGGGCGCCCTCTCCTGTAATCCAATACGCAGGGCTTGTTACTCTTACTCTATTGTTAGGTAAGGCTACTACATTGCCTTTCCATTGTCCATCAGTCAGCACCATAACATGACTCTGTTTGTGTTGGGCTGGGTCATCTGCGACTTCGCTTTCGGTGTAGTCCACAGTGAAGAGATATCTCGATTGATGAAACTCTCCTGCGATTTTACATAGCCACGGGCTTGGTTTGCATCTGTTAAGTTCCACAATTGAGTGGTTGTGTGACGGGCAATCCCACGGTTGAGCGAGGTGTGTTTCCATTCTTTCCGGCCATTCTTCCACCGCAATGTCTCCAACCAACCCAGTGATGGGCATCCTTGCCCACATTGCTCCCCCGTGTACATTCTCTTGACTTCCGTCGTCTGCTTCACATCCTGTGAAGATGATTTGGAAACTGAGGCAGCGATCTGGCATGGTTGTAACAGCCACTGCCAATCCGTGAACAAACTCCCCGTGGTAATTTTGATGCCCATTTGTAAACTCTTTCCTAACCCAACATTTAAAATACGGTATATTACTTATTAAGTGCGCCACCTTACACTCCTCTTTTTTATTTACCCCAAAAAAATTGTTGTACTGTAATTACAAAAGCGGCAACAGCCCCTCCTGCACCCGCTGCCCATATTAAAGTTCTCCAACCGCCTTTAGCTTCCGATAGCAGTTTGTCTATATTATCTACAGACTTTTTAATCTGTTCAATATCGGCTTTCATCTCATCCATATCATCTTGAATATGTTTGATCTCATTAGCCTGAACAGCTACTTCACTTTTAATATCTGTATCCATTAACACTTCCACCTTTTTCTAGCTTGTCGTAAACGACTGTTAGGGTCTTTAGCTGCTTTAGGAAATTGTTTCATTTGTCCAGCAGAACGAGCGCAGAAAGACTTACGTCTTTTAGCATCCTTAGAACCTTTTTTAACGCTACCCGTAACAGCAGTCTTTAACTTAGAACCGGGGTTAGCTTTGCGATAAGCAGCTACTCCCTTCTTAGTCATACCAGCCCCCTGTTTAGTCTTGCGAAAATTGCCAGACTTTACAGAGGTTTTGATACCCATTCCTTTAGACTTAGCCACAATATAACGTCAAGCTAGTAATATTACTTAATGTAACAATTGCAAAATTGTTAGTATTACTGCCTGTAGTTAACACTCCGTTTTCTGGAATAGTCAGATGACTAGACTCAACAATACCTGCAGGAGAATTTATCTCAAGAATAGGTAATGTACTGTTATCATCTCTAGTAACTGTAATAGAACCTGCGGCTGTAGGTGCTGCATAGTTAAATGCTTTAATCCTAGTTCTAGGAAGAGCTATAGTATTGTCACCACCAAAACCAACTTGTATAGTTCCTACAGACGTTCCAGCAGCAACAGCAAAGTTAGTTACCTCTGCAAAATAGTTAGTAGTAAATACAGTTACTGCACTTTCTCCACCTGCAAGGGTTTCAGTTACTGTTGACGCTCCTAAGTCACCAACTACAAATCCTGAGATATTATAGTTAGTACCAGAATCATCACCCACACTATTTTGAACAGCTACTTTATACCCAGCACCGTTTCTACTAGGAATACTTTTTAGTAGCGATATAGTACCTGTGGCCGTTGCTGATGCAAAATAAAAATTATTATCAGAGGAAGGTGTAATAGCAAATACATCTGATTGCATAATTTACTCCTCATTAAATAGTATAAAATCCACCAGCGGAAGCAGGTTGTCTGTATTCAACTGTAGCCACTGCATCCCCCAAAGTTCCTAAATTTGCCGCAGAAGCAGGGAAAAAAGTTCCTACAACTTGTAAATCTGTTAAACCTACATTAATTGACGCAGATGCCATCGCAGAGCTTCTTACATTTGCCACAGATGTAATGTCAGTGCTTCCTAAAAAGGACGCATCTGCTGTACCTGTTCCGATAACAAAAGTCGCTGCTGCACACGCACTCACAGCCTCAAAAACATTTAAATATACATTGGTAATTTGTGATCCAGCAGGTAAGGTAGCTATGACTGTTGAAGCGGTAGCCCCAACTACATCAACTCTTGCTGATTGAGACAACAAGACAGCACCCATATTATTTACATCTGTACCTACGGTAGTTCCTGTAGTGGTTTCAATAGTTCCACTTTGTACCTGTCCTAAAGAGGTAACGCCAGCATTTGATTTTACTGGTCCTGAAAAGGTAGTAGTACCCATTTAATTCTCCTTGTGTATTAGCACATTAATTATATCATCTCTAATAAGTCTGCTAGGTCAGTTGATATAATTTTAACCCTAGAAAACAACAGGGGGCCAAAGCCCCCTATCATTATGCTGCTCCCGGTGATCCAAACATTCCAAGCGGATCGGAAAATCCAAAGGAATATCTTTCACGAGCTTTATAGCGCACATTACCCGTATCAAAGTCTCCATCCATAGATGTATTCATTGGGGAACGAACAAAGTGCTTCAAGCCATTCGGTATATCGGTTGTTAAGAACCAAGCATCTGTATCTGTTAAATAATGATTAACAGCGTATCCTTCTGGAATAGCTCCATTAGTTTTAATCGCGTTTAGATCATTATCAGCAGTAGACACACGTAAGTCAGTTTCTAACAAACGAGTTGCAACAAACATCAATGCTGGTGGAATAATTAACTTGCGAGGTTTAGCCGCAATTAATAACCCACGCTCATCTGTCCAAGCAGCTATTTGAATAACAGCAGCTTCGAGAGAAGTTTCATTTAAGTCAGCCGCAGTTGCAGGTTCATTAGAATTAGTTCCTCCGTTTACCAATGGGTGTGCTGTAGAGAATAATTCTACTCCGTCACCGCCAGTAAACGCAGAATCAAATCCATTATTAAGAACGGATGCTGCTTTAACTTGCTTAGTATATGCCATACCACGAGCAAGAGCTTTTGTATAACGCGCAGAAAGCGAATCGTACAAATTATCTTCAACTGCTTCTTCGGTTATTGAAAACCCTAAAGCAATTGTTTCGTGTGTATAACGAGCTGTGAACGCTTCTTGTGCATTGTCATAAGAAATAGCTGCGCCTTCAGACTTTACAGGTGCTTGACCAAAGCCAGAAAGTTTTGTCTCTTCTTCAAATGAACGCTCCGAAGTTTCTGTTTCATAAATCTCCTTATGCTCTTCACCGTATTTGGTATATTCAAGACCAAACAAAGCATTTAAGCCCGGAAGGAGTTCCTTTAGTAGTTGCGAACGTGATATTGCCATTTAAAAATCTCCTTAAATACCTAGATTGTTCTCGGATGAAAGAACACTGAAGTTAAACTTAACAATGAACTCAGGGAAAGCATCACCCTCTGTACCAGCAACAACCTCAACAATTCTCATTGCTAAAGTTTCTGTTACAGCGAGTGAACCACCATTACCACCGACAACAAGGTTTATACCTGAAAGTCCAGTAGAGGTGCTTTGAGCTTCAAAGTTACCTAATGCTGCGTTTTTACCAACAGCACCAGCAAAGCCAGAACCTGCTGTGCCACTATTAAATGATCCTAATGCAGCGCTACCTTGAATTTGATATAGCTGTCTTGGATCATCATTGACTCTAACAAATATATCTGTAAAGCCAGCAGTAGTAGCATTAGCTGGTAAATGCTGTGCAAACTGTTGGATGCCGTTAGCATCAACATATCTACATCCAACACACACTCCCATAATACCGGCAGTAGCGTTGGTAGATGTTCCTGTAAATTCAACCGCTACAGGTGTAGCTGTACGAGCCACAGGCAATCCAGCAGTTGTTAAAGCGATAACATCACCAAAAAACATTCCAGCCGTATTATTAGCTTTGACTGGGTATTCTCTGATAGCGCCACCATGATTAGGCGTTCCACCAAGCATGTTGGTAGATCTTAGCCCGAAAGGGGAAGCAGTAGCTGCCATTTAATTTCTCCTAAAAGTTATTTAGTTCCTGATCCAAATCCTGCCCCTTTTGTAGTAGATGATTTTTTATCACTAAACAAAGGCATTCTTGGATCACTATTACGCATAAAGTTGTTATCAACAGAATCTATTTGAGCTTGGCTTTTATCTTTAAAATACTCTGTTCTAGCTTCAACCATATCTTCAGGTATACTGCAGAGCATTAAACCACCAAGTTCAACATTACCGTTAACATCACCAGTTAATCTTAACTCTGGATAGTCGTCTGCTTTTACAGGCTCCCATCCTTCTCTATTTTTCTTAGACACATTACTCTGTACAGATTCTCCAAGCACATGCGTAGCAATCCAACGATGCTTTATGCCGGGACGTTTATTAGGTACGGGTAATGAACTAGAAGGCGTGTATACAGCACGAGTTTTAGTTTCACGAGTATTTGAACTTCTTGATTCACGACTATTTTTTGATGACATATTAAGACTCCGAATTTAATTTAAGGACTTCTCTAGCGTACTGTTCGTTTGATAACCCCAACCGCTTTGCTATTGCTGTTTGAGATTTTGTCAAAGTAATTTTCTTTTTACCCGTTGTACGAGAGGGTGCGGCTACCACAGTAGCTGGTTTTGCTTTCGGTTCTTTCCGTGCATCTCCAAAATAATCTGGAAATTCATTTCGCATACGAGAATCAACATCCTCGTAGTAATTTTTCGTACCAACTGCAACACCTGAGTTGACTAACGAATGATGCACCTGCATTGCATAATCAGTCATGTGTTGATTTGAGTTAAACCACGGATTCCGTGTTTGCCATTTAATATCATCATCACTTAACTTAACCGCATTTTCAGGCGTTTGTCTATTATATACCTGATTATTAGGTTCTTGTAAAGCCTGTGGCTTAAAATATTTTGCTTGCTCTTCTTTAAACTTTGCTGAAGCTAAATTTTCTTGGGCTTTAATAATCTCATCAGTATCATAATTTTCCTGTGCTGCACGAAGTTTTTGCCTTGCCATTTCTAATTCCATGCCTGCATTAGAATTTAATACTTCGCCGTACTGCTTAGCTCCAGAGTTATATTGATTACGAAGTTTTTTATTTTCTTCGTATAATTGTGCAGTTAATGTTGCAGCCTCATCTTTTTCTCGTTGAGCTGCTTCTTTAGCTCGACGCTCATCATGCCTAGCTCGTGTCAGTTCTTTCATCCGTCGTTGAACTTTGTCGCTGTACTCGGCAATCTCATTGTCTGATGGATCTTCTACAGAAACAGGTCTTCTATTTTGATCTTCTTCAGGAGTGTCATCAACAATCTCTAAGTCAATATCACTTTCTTCAACAAGTTCAACTTCTTCTGTTTCTTCTACGTTTTCTATTTCTTCATTATCTTTAACAGCTTCATTCATGTCCTACTCCTTTTAAGCACGAGAGTAACCTCGTGGATCTTCTACAACTGCTTCAACCTGATCGTCGTTAAGTATTCTAAATTCATTACCATGAACTTTAAATCTTGTACCTGAGTACAACCTAACTAGGATGAAGTCACCTTTTTTACACCACGGCCCGCTTGGAAACTTTTCTTTATCCTTATACGCTAAATCGCCAACCTCTACAACAAACAAAACAGTTGTACCAAACTCTTCTTGTTTCATTACAGCATCTGGTTTATAAATACCGGATTCACCAAAAGTATCTTCTATTTCTGGTAAAGCACAAAGAATACGCCAGCCTTGTGGTTTAGGTAATTGTTTTGCTTGAGTGTCGTCATTATCAGCCATCTGATTCCTCTACTTGTTTAGCAAGGCTAAGTAAGTGATCCTCTGCAGTGCGTAAGCCTTGAATCAGCCCACAGAGTTTTTGATATTCATCAAAACTTTTGCAACTACCTGATGTGACTGCATCAGAGTAGTGATTTATATCTTCTTGAATCTTAGCTTTCATAACCCTAGTAAAAGCATCTATCATTTAGGAGTCCTTTGACGTAAGTTATCTTTTGCTTTACCTATGTCTACTCCAACTCTTACTCCTTCAATTTCTCCTTTTAATCGAAGCTCATCTGCTTTAGCTGCGGCCTCAGCTAATATTTCTTTTTCTTTTAACTTTAATTCATCTGCTTTAGCGGCAGTGTCAGCAAGAAACTCTTTCTCTTTAAGTTTTAATTGTTCTGCAGTAGTGGCTGCATCAGCCATCATCTTTTGTTTCTTTAACTCAAACTCTGCTTTTTTCAAAGCAAGCTCTTGTTGCTGCATTTGAACAATAGGATCTTGAGCCTGTTGCTGAGCTTGTTGTTGTGCTGCTTCCTGTTGATTGACTGTTAGTAATCGTTTACCTGCTTCTGCTGCAAGACGAGAGACTTGTAGTTCAAGTTCTTCAGGCATATCCTCATCAGGCTTAGGAAGTGGAGCGCCTAACTGTTCTTCAATTTTATTTCTATATGCAAACGCTACGTGTTCTGCTATATGCGCCTGTAGTGCTGACATCATTTGATTTGCTTTAGGGTTTTGTCCCATAAGTTGTCGTATCTTTGGATCTTGCATAGCTGTCATGTGAACAGTTAAGTGTGCTTCGTGATCTTGATATATAAACGCTTTTACAGGTTTATCATTAATAATGTCCATATTCTCAGACACCGGATCACGAGGTTTATAATCATCTTCAACAGGAACTAACTTCGCTGCATTCTTAATACCTAACACCTCTAACATTTGTCTATGTAGTGCAGGTAAATCATAAATCTGTGGAGCGCCTTGTGCTAGTTGTATAACTGCTTGATACTGTACAACACGCTGTGACATAGTTGCAGCATTAGGATCACTTACAGGAATAATCTCTACTTCATCATAGTCTTCTTTTTTAGCTTGACGAGGTGCGCCTTTAGGATCGTATTCATATTCATCATCTGAATAGTCCTTAATAATATTTGCTAATAGTTGAAGTTCTTGTTTAAAAGAATAATGCACACGGGCTTGCACCGCAGACATTACCTTTAACATTCTTTCTAATAAAGCAAGGGTTGTTCCTACAGGAGCTTGTGCGCTCATGTCTGATATTTTCATATCCGCTGTAGACGCAAATCTTCTACCTTCTTCAACAATAGTTCCTAGTAACTGATACAGCGTTCCACTAGGTTCTTTATACGGAAGCGGAAGAATGTTATCTCGAATAGCCCCGGAACCTACATCTACATCACGAAACTCACCCGGAGCAATCGGAGTGTCATCTCCTTTTATACGTAACCCTCTAGCTTTTAAACCACCGGGAAGATTAGCTAAAGTTCCCGCATCAACAAGTTGACGCATAATACTAGTAGCAGATTTAGCAAAGCCTCCGATTAAATGGAATAATCCAAAGCCATACACACCGTATCCCGGTATATACATGTAGTGAACAAAGTGATTTCGTTTTGCTTTTGTATCATCATCCTCATAGAAGTTTCTACGAATAGCCAATACTTCTCCTGTACCTTCTACTAAAGTAACTACATATGGAATGGCTATGCCTGTAGGTTTGCCATCATCCTCATCTTCATACCCAACAATATCTAAATTAACATGGCTCTCATATAAAACATACCTATCATCGTTAGCACTAGAGAATCCTGTTTCCTGATCTTTCTTTTCTTGTAACTCATCTTTTATCTTAGGAGGATCGCCTAACTCTATATCTCTATAAAATCCTGCAACCTGCAGCTTTCTAATCTCGTTACTAGTTTTATACATACGGTGCGTAACACGTTCTGCTGTTTCAATACTTGACGCTCCATAAGAAATAATAATATCTTCTGCAGGAATAAATAAAGATGTCTGTCTTTGTAGTGAAGGATCAAAGTAAACTTTTTTAAAAGCTGATCCTGTAGCAGGCAGATTCCAAAGCATCCGTTCATGCTCTGTTCTAAACTCAGGCATACGTTCTGTTAACTCATAGTTTAAATCTTCTTTAACCCGTTTAGCCGCAGCATCTTTTTCTGCAGAGTCTTTACCAATAATTTTTGTTTTGACTGGCCCTTGTGCGGGGAAAGTCTCCATAATAGTTTCACTTTGAAAACGTACTACAGCTTCTGTAATCATTGGGTGAAATACTCCAGAAGCTCCACTCCACGGCTCTGTTCTTTCTTCGTACTTTAAGCCTAATAAAGTAATGCCTTCTTTGTAAGTTTGTTCCCAATCTTTTCGTGAACCTATATCACCTTTTATTTCTTCTAATAAGTCAGTNCCAAGAAACTCTAGTTCATCCCCAGTTAAATCTTCAGCAAGGTTTTTATAAAAGTCTTCTTCTGCTTCAGCATCTGGATCAATAACTAATTCCATATCACCTGCACGTACAGTAACTTTCTCCGGGTCTTCAATCTCTATTTCTAAATCTGGTTCCCCTAGTTGATCTTTTATTTCTTCTTCTACTCCAGTCGGAGCTTGATATAAAGATTTTTCCACTGCCATAATATATCCTTAATAGTATGCGGCTCTTCTACTTGATTTAAAAAACTGAGGAGAGTCTGGCTCATCTGAAGGTAAAGTTATAAACCCCCCGTTTCTAAATCTAAGTAACGCTTGTGACATTGTATCTACATAGTCGTCATGTTCTCCAACTGGAAAACTAACAACCTCTTCAATTACATCTCTTGCCCATCTAGTATCCGGCGCCCATACAATACCAGAAGCAAACAAATCAGAAACTGCATTTACCCTAGATATCTTATCGTTACCACGACTTGGACTAAACTCATCTACTGGTATCCCCATTCTTCTAAACTCTTGTATTAGCGGTGCGCCTGCTGCTTTTTTCTCTACGAGAAACGAATCCGGTCGCCACTCTTTGTAATGCTTTAATGCAATTTCTTTTAATTCAGGAAACTCCATTCTATCTTTAAATGCGTCTAGTAATATAATACTAGGACGGTTGTGTTCTTCCTCATCATACCAAACTCCCCATGTAGTACAAGCAGAATAGTCGGCTGTTGTTTTTGCTTCGTGTGCTGTGTCCCAACTCTGGATTACAAAATCACAGGAAGGTGGATCATCCTTCTCCCAAATCTGCCAGCTCGTTCTTTTAATAAACGCAGAAGAGTCTGCTGTTGGCTGCTGCATATATTGTGCATTCCAAAATCTTGGATCAATAGCAGCTTTCTTTTGTTCTAATTGTTTAACAGGCCATTGCTCAGGCCAAAGACTTTTACCTGATGGCAGTATCGCAGGTAACTCAACTACTTCCCACGGATCAGCTTCTGGGTTACGCAGTTGAAAGTTCATTAACTTACCTGTCAAATCTATTAGACTCCACCTAGTCATAATAACTAGAATGGCTCCCCCCGGCATCAATCGTTGTAGCGGGCCTGTTTGAAACCATGACCACGCATTCTCAAATGTAGATCGACTGTTTGTTTGTATGTCTTGCTCTGAGTGCGGATCATCAATAACAAATAAATCCGCACCACGACCAGCTAACGCGCCGCCCACACCTACTGCGTAATACTGTCCTCCACTAGACGTTGACCATTTGCCTGCAGCTTTTTGATCTTCTGCTATCTGCGTATCAGGAAACACTTCTTTATATTCATCAGACACAATTAAGTTTCTTACCCGTCTACCAAAGTCTTCTGATAGTCCTGCAGTGTGGGTCGCCATAATTACTTTCTTAGTAGGATACTTTCCAAGAAACCATGCGGGAAACAAATAAGACGAGAACTCTGACTTACCCATACGTGGGGCAATATTAATAATGACTCTTTTCTTTTTACCGTCTGCTACATCTTTAAATATCTTTGCTAGTGTTCTATGATGCCCCCCTTCTTTGAATCCGGGGTACGCATAGTCAGCAAAACCTAGCATAGATTTTTTTGCTTTTTGTAGCTTATATCTTCTTTCCTGTTCTTCAAGTTCTTCTAAAAACTCTAGCTTTTGAGAAGAAGATAATGTAGCTAATAATTTATTTACGTCGTTTTCGCTTAGGTTTAGCATTTGGTTTTACGTCGGTCACATCTTTGATTACAGGTTTAGGCATTACTGCTTCTAGTGTATTTAACTTTTCTTTTATCTTTTTGTCTAACTCTGTATCGCTTATCTCAGCTTTTTTAATTTCTACTCTGTCTGTAAATAGTCCAACCTCTGTGACACGGCCTAGTAACTCTAAAGCCTTTAGCCGGATTCGAGCATCCGGGTGGTCTGTCTCTTCAAGGATCTTTGCAACTGTCATTCCTCTTAGTTCTTTTGCCTGCTCAACAAATGACCAGTCGTATGCAGTTAACATGCCTACTAATTTTTGTACGGCAGGAGGTGTCGTGAGTTTTGTTAGTGAAACTTTTGCTGTCTCTACATTTGTGGAAAGAGAATGGAATGCCTCTCGTGCCTGAGTTTCTTGTGCCTGTTCTGTCACAGCTACATCAGTTGCTGCACCTACAGAGTTTAGCCAATCGGCTGTATTGCTCTGCCCTTCAACTATTTGTTCTGGAGTAGCCTTACGTGTTGTAACGAAGTTACCTTTTGGATCATCAATAACTTTAGGTTCAGTAGTGTCATTTATTAAATGTTCAAACAAGCGAGTTCCCCTCGGGCGTAAATTAATTCTTGCATTACGATTTATGTAAGTGTATTCTATCTTTATGTGCTACGCAAGCACTGAGAATTTCATATGTTTATTCTCGTAGTCTCCTTTCTTATGGTTGTACATTAAGCCTCGTCTAGTCAACGAGGCTTTTTTTTGGCCGGGGGCTGTCTAATGTTTGACATGGCTTTACATTTTTTCTGAAATTTGTGCGGATTACTGTTATATACATATACACACAGCCCTGTGTATACGGGGTGGTG